CCGCCTGCCCTACCATGCCTGCGCTGGACAGCACGCCCGTCATCGATTCGAAGTCGGCGCCACGGAAGCCGCCCATCAACCCGGTGGCGAGGTTGGTGCCGAACGATGTGCCGGCGGCCTCCCCGCTTCGCTCGAATTGCTGCTCGATTTGTCGGGCGCCGGCGGCCGCCGAGCGTTCGTCGATGTGGGTGAGGACGTCGAGAATCAGCGGCATCGGCTACACCGGCTGCCTGGATATGTCGGCCATGGCGAAGATGGTTTCCCGTGCGGTGGCGGCTTCCTGCTCACGTTCCGCCTGTTCGCGCAACAAATGGGGTGGGATGAAGAAGCGGGCACCGTAGATGTCGCCATCAGCACCGGGCACCATGCCGGCGCGCAAAACGGCGGTTTCGTTGGCGGTGGCGAACACTGCTGCGGCACGCTCCGACGGCTCACCCTTGCGTTGCGCGGTTTTGTAGGCGCCGTCAGCGTCCATGAACTCGCACAGCTCCAGCAGCTCGTAAGACAGCATGTCGCCGGAATGCCATTCGATTATCCGCCGCCCGTGATACCGGGACAGGTCGGCTGCGATTTCACGAGGATGCCGGCGCCACACTTGTACGGCCTCGAACACTTGTGGGATCGGCGGTCTCCCGTTCGGCCAACTCCAATCCCTGCTCATTCCAGATGGCCCACACGTCGGCCGCCGACATTCCGGCCGCCTGGAGTTTCTTGTAGGTCTCGTCGCCGAGGCATGCTTGGCACACTTTGACTGACCAGGGCGGCTTAACCAGCTTTGGCTTGCCGTCGTCGCCGGTGGTGCGGTAGGGGGTTTTGAGGACGCCGCGCCTGGTTTCGGCTGGCAAAACAATCCCGTTGTCGAGTTTCTGCTCGGGGATAACCATGTCCGGCTCGCGGTCATAGGTTTCCTCCGCTTCAAACAGCAGATCCTCGTAGGCATCAAGGTTGTCATCGTCAAGCAGCCGCAGGTTGGGGTGCGGCGGAATCTCAATGTCTTCCGTCGTGCCGTCGGGATATTCGAGTGTCATGGTGGTGGGGGCGAACATGCTGTGGTAGGCGGTGGCCTGCTCGCGGGCCTTACGGGGACCGTCTCCTGCGGGGGGCGCCGGCTGGCGGGTAGTGGACATCGGCTGATGTTTCCTCTCGATTTGTGAAGCGTCGGCTGAGCGTGTTTGGGCCCGGGCGGGCGCCAGCCGACGCAAAATCCCGCCCGGGCAGCCCAGTGGGGGTTATGTGGTGGTGACGATGGTGTTGGAATACTGCGACGTCGTGGACGCCCCGTTGGTGCCGGTGGCGATGATCTGGAAGCGTTGCACCCCGATCGGGGCGCCCACCGCGGTGATGGCGAAGGTGGTGTTGCCGCCCGACGGGGTGACCGTCGTGGGGGTGATATTCGACCACACCCCGGTGGAAGCGTTCTGCTTCTGCACCACGTAGGTGACTGTCGCGCCGCCACCCACCGGTGTTTGCACCACAATGCTGGCGCCCCCGGTGGAGACCAGAGTGGCGACCGGGGCGGCCCCGAGGAACACCGGCGCCCCACCGACCTGCGTCCAGCCGGGACCGGCGATCCACTCCGAATACAGCACCGGCACCAGCACCTGCGATGTCGGATTGGTGGGATCGATGTCGACGTGGAAGGGGTCAGGCAGCACCGTAAACCCAAGGTTCGGGCTGTCCGAGGCGGTCTTGTCCCGCTTGTAGTTGCCGATGTCGTCTAGGCGGACCAGCGGGTAGCCTTCAGCGGTGTAAATGAAGCCGCCGGAGCGTAGCCGCGCGAACACCAAAATAAGTTGGTAGTTCGTCATGGAATCGGTAGTCGGGCGGGACACCACGTACGGCGCCCCCGGGTTTTCCACAATGTTGTTGCCGTTGTTGTCGGCGAGCGGCAAATTCATCCGCAACCTGCGGAGCAGCGGCGACAGCATTTCCACACCGTTGAACTGGATCGTCATCCCCGACGCCGTCAGATCGGAGTCGAACGGGAAAATTGATTGCAGCACCATGGCGTCGTCGTGTTTCACATTCGGGCGCCGTTCGGGGCCGCCCTTGTCCTCCAATGCGCCGATCAACCAGAAACCCTGGTTCACGTTGGGGTTGTTTATCCAAATTCCGTTGGACAGCACCCGGGTGAACAGGTCGGACCGCAGCTGGCCGTCAGCTGCGAACGGCGACCAGTTATAGACCGGCGGGGTGCCCGGCGCGAAGGGGGCGATGGAGGTGGCCAGGCCGCGGTTATCACGGATGAGCACCGCCGCCAAACCGCCGCGGGTAAAGTACCGGTTATCGAGGTTATCGTAACCGCCGGCCTGAAAGTTGGTGCCGGTAGCTGGTTGTGTCATTTCTGTGATCCTCTCGGGATGACTCCGGGGTTACCGGCTAACAGGGGCGCGGGGCGCCGACCGGAACGCGTCACGAGGTGACGGGCACCGGGTTGTATTGGATGCCGATCTGGTATCGGCCGACGTAGCGGATGATGGTGGTCATCCCGAACGGCAGCCGTTGCTGGGCTTCGATGACTTTGACGTAGTCGGCGCCGAACACCCACCCGTTGAGAGTGATCGGCTCCAAGTGCCGTCCCAGCTCGAGCATGCGTTGGTGGGTGAGGGTTTTTTCGTTGCGGGCGTTGATGTAGCCCAACGATTTGTCGCACAGTGTGTCGACCTGCACTATCGGGTCGCCGAACCCCACCTCCAGGTCTTCGGTGCCGGTCAACAGGGTGATCAACGTGAAGGGGGTGGCGTCGCCGGTCTCCCACACAGTGGATGATCGGCGCAACGGGGCGAGCCACACCGCCAGCGCTTCCTCTACCTCGTCAGGCCCGATAGGAAGCAGCGCAGGACCAGTCATATGTGGATGTCTTTTGCGGCGATGCTGTCGATGAACGCCTTGGTCGAGGTGAGGGTGTGGTGCGGGGGGGTGTCATGTGTGCCGTACTCGATGCTGACGGCGCCGGGGTCGTCGTTGCGGATCTGCGACATCGGCAGATCACCCTCGCGGCGCGGCGCGTAATCCCGTACACTCCAATACTTTTGGAAATCGCCGGCGTGGGCGTCATCCCCTATCGGGGAGATTTTTTGGGCGTAGTTGAGGCCGGCTTCGGCGAGTTCGTGTGTTTCTTTGGCGATGCGCTGCATGTGGTCGGGGTGCAGCATTTCCGCGATGAGTTCACCAACCGTGAAACTAGCCATCGCCGTCCCCGGTTTCGGGGGCCGCTGGCCGCTTGCCGCGGCGCCCCGGTCCTTGGTCGACGCCGTCGACCGACACTGTCGCGTCGGGGAACGGTGTGGGATTAGCCGTATCCACAGGCGCACCGGTCACCATCGGGCGCACCGCATCCCCGAGACCACCAGCAACATCCTCAGGGATCTCAGCTACCGAGCCGCCCTCCCGATGATGTACCGCAGCACCGTCGGCGTTGACGTAGGCGCATTCCTTCAGCACCAAATATGCAGGCATTCGAACCTCACTTCTATTTAGGCGACGGGGGATTGGCGTTCCGACAGAAACGTCACCTTGAACGGTTTCCCACTGATGTCATCGAACGGGCGCGCATCCCCGAGGATGCGGTAGACAACACCGTTGACAGTGATGTTGTCCGACGCCTTAGCCGCCAACGCCGCCGGCGTGGCCGGGCAGGTTGATTCCCACCAGTCGGTGGTGATCCCCACCCCTTCTTGCGGGTATTCGGAGCGGGCGAAACGCGCGCTGCGGCTGGTGTTACGGAACGGGCGGTGCCGGCAGCCTGGCACCACACCCGGGGTGCCTTTCAGCGGGGTGAAGGTGCCCAAATCGTCGGGGAACGCCGCGCCCGGGTAAGGCGGGTTGAACGATGTGAACGTGATGGTGTCGCCGCCGAACCGCAGGCCCACCATTTAGACCCACCTGTACAGCAGCCGGTATTTGCTCAAAATGTTTTCGATGGAGGCCAAACCTGTTGAGGCGCCCCATGCATAGACAACATCATCAATCTGCTTAGAAGCCAGTTCGGAGTCGGGGCGCCCGGCCGCGACGATCTGCGAAATGTTGACCACCAAAGACAGAATCGCCTGGCGCCAGTCGGCGGCGATCGGCGCCGTGGAGCCGGTGATCGACTGCGCAGCGGGCCCGTCCTCGGGGAAACCGTGGTCCATGACGACCGTGATGCCGTTGTATTGGTTGGAGAACACCCCAGAATTTTTGATCAACAAATTATCGGATTCGCAGTCCAGGGTTACGTCGTTGACGGGGTCCAGCGAAACCCCGTCGCTGGTGATCGAATGAAGATTGATCACCTGTTTCGTCGGTAGCCGCAGCCGGTTGGTGCCGGTGCCGTTCAACGTGATCACGTCCCCGTTGACGACCGGTGAGACGCACCAGCGCACATCG